CCATTCTTTGCCGTTCTCTGCCAGATTTTTCTGTGCTGCTGCCAGCTCTTCCTGGGCTGTCTTCATGTCCGAAGCTACAGCCGCATTGGCTCGCATCTCTGCGGTGTGGCGTGCGATCTCTTCTGTGCTCTTCTTGCCCTGAGCTGCAAGTAGATCGAATTTGGCATCCGCTATGCTGTCATCAAGTCGGCCAAACATCTCAGCCATTGCTGCGGCTGCCTCGGAGGAGGCTTGCATCTGTTCTTCTGCAGCCTTGAGATCCTTACTGGCTTTAAGATACATCCCGCCCAGGGCTGCTACAGCAGCAGTGACCAGAGCGAGCGGCCCCATGCCTGCAATCATCAAGCGGCTCAGACCCTCTACACTGCCAGCAAGCTCACCCACCACAAAGAACGCTTTCTCTGCTTTAGGACTGACAAGTCCAACAGCAGAACCAAAGCCCTTGATCGCTGAGTCTGCCTCACCTGTTGTATCTGATAGACTTTTTAGCTTGCCATTAAGATCACCAACAGCACCACCGGCACCGCCAGCGCCATCTCTCGATTTTTTCCAAGCCTTCTCGGCTGCTTTGGCCGCTTTCTCTGCTGCCTTCTCGGCGCTCTTAAACTGCTTCTCAAGAGCCTTAACCATGGCCTTAGCTTCTTTCGTCGTCACCTCTGGCATCTTGGCCAGTTGCTGCGTCAAGTTACTCAGGTCAGCTCTAAAGCTTAGATCGATTGATCCGCGTGCGGCCATCTTACTTGCCCTCCAACATTCGTCGCTGAGCCTCAGCGAGCTCTGGGATTAAACGCTTAGAGCGTTTCCTCATCGGCTTACCTATCAGCTCACGCCAGTAAAACTTGCGAGATGGGTAAGGCTCGCGCGCCATGTATAGATAGCGGCCCTTTCTCGGATGGTTCTGGGCTGGGTTCAGTAGCGCTACGGCAATGCTTAGGCTGTTCTTGCTTGGATCTATAAAGGTCTGCCAGCGAAAATTGCGCTGTGAGAATCCAGTAGACGCCCAGCCCTTAGGGTTAAACCCTTGCTTTCTCTTTCTACGGTTGCCGCCTCGATTAGCCTTAGTGGGCTTAGGCCACTCCTGTCTGACGCTTGCGTAGATCTCCCGCATGGCATCCTCAAGCGGCCTGCGTAGCGCCTTAGTAGAATGCTTGACCACACGATCCAGCATCGTATTAGTGCCCGTCAGATCTATAGAGGCTTTGCCTGTGCCTACTCTTATTCTAGATGCTGCCACCTTAACCCCCAAGCCAGAAGGACTCAGCATCAGCGCTGGCTGCCTTGACCCGCTTAGAGAGCTGACCCGCCCGGGTTAGCTTCTTCTTCTGCTCTGGTCTGTTTACGGCAAGCACTGCGATCCGCTCCTCGGTAGTTAGGCGGTAGAACCAATGTGGATCCCCCGCATGTTTTAACCCCAGGAGAACCGCTAAGCGGTCTGCGGATCCTCGTGGGGAGCGGTAAAATTTGCTTTCTTTGCTACGTCTGTCTCACGAGGAAACAAGCTCTCACAGACTGCGGTAAAACACTTCACCGATGCGTCTATGACCTCCTGTCGATCAAGACCTTTAGCGATAGCAGCCGAGTACACCCGCCCGCCGTACTTGACTAGATCTAAGTCGAGCTCCTCGTACAGATCGACCCCTCCAAGCCCGAGAGCTGGGACACAGAGACCAAGAGCCCCCACTAGCGCACGCTGCTGCCTGCGCGGGTGCTTAGCCTCTGCGCCATACCCGATGGCGATGTCCTCCCGCTCTGCAAACGGTGGAAGCTCTACCGTGTATTGCTTGCCGCTTAGATCCACAATTACTTTATCTGCCTGCATGGTTGTCCTTCCTCAGGTTGATCAAGTGAGAGTAATATCGCCGTAGCAGGTAAAGCTAACAGACATGCTGTTAGGGTCACCCTCAGCCATATCGACTGAGCACACGCAATCGTCGAGTACAATCGTGTGATCATCGCCGCCTGAGTGATCGCTCTCCTCAACGGTGAGCGTCAGCTTCACTGCGTAGACTTCAGCGGTCGCACCAAGAGTAGAGACGGCAAGAGCGTGTGACCCCTTCTTGAGCATCAGATCTGCAGCAGTCGAGTAGCCTGCATCAGTTACGTCAGTCATATGCATCGAGAACGACCCACTGGGGAAGCTCACATTCGTGTGACGGATAGAGGCCAGGTCTCCGCGATCTAGGTAGGTCGCCAGCTCCTTCTGTCCTGCTACGAGCCCTGAGATGCTAAAGTCTCCAGCCTCGTACTGCACTGTATGTGTAGCGGGTGATCCTGCGCCATCGGCAATTGAGAGCGACCCGTCCCGGAAATTTTTGACTACTGTTGAGTGGCTCATCGTTTAGCCCTCCTTGGTGGTGGTGGTTTTTAGTTTAGCTTTGCCAGCTGGCTTGGCTTTGGTTTTGGTAATCTTAGCAGGTTGCACGCTGTTGTGCGCCGTCAATGCTGACAAGCACTCAGCTCGGCGCTTTGGATCTACAAAGCTCTTGATATGGTGGCTAGCTACTTCAGCATCAGCCCAGCCTGGGGCGTGCATATTGAGGAAGGCCTTAGCGGTTTTCTTGTCCATGTTTTAGTCCAGGTCCAGAATGTGTAGAGCTGTGAATTCGATCTCGCCTATGATCCACTCACCGGCCGGATCTACTTCTCTCATAACGACACCAGCAAAAGAGATAGAGGCATCAGCCCTGAGAGCTGTTGACTCTGCCATAACAGCTTTAATGATCTCAGCCTCCGCATCAAGGCTCTCATCGTAGCTGGCCACCTGATCTTTAGGCTTCACTCTGATGCAGTAGGTGACACCCAAAGCGGTGTTACACACAGCGCCGTCTGCTGTCTTCTGCCGCCTGTTAGGCACGGGCTCTGTACGTGGCACACCCACAGCAAAGCGCTTGTGAAGCACTGAAGCAGGATCGCGGCCGAAGACATTATAGGGATGCTTGGCAGGACTAAAGCCCGTCACTGCGTCGATAGCAGTCTCTACGCGTTGCCTGAGGCTCTTTACTGTGGCAGCCATCAGCGGCCTCCCCAGCGGCCCCTGGGTGCGTTGCTGAGGTAGATGACAGGCTCTGCCGCTGTGCGCTTGCCCTGTCCGTCTGGGCGCCCGTCATGGTCGCTGTCATAGCGGAATGTCAGAGAACGAAAAGCGCTGGCTGCTGTCTTCTTGTGGCTCTCTGCCAGATCAAGATAACGGCCCTCCCCTATTGAGCTTGCAAAGTCTCTAAAGATCAGAGAGAGCGTTGTCTCGAGATGGATCTCTCTCAATGCCCATGGGTCTAGAATCAGGTAGGGAAAGCGCCCACGCCCTACGAGACGCCCGATGATCTGACGCCAGGCCTCATCTATGGGCTCTTGGTAGCTTGTGACATCTGACGGCCTGAGGTCATCAAGATCAGAATAGCAAGCAGTCAGATCTACGTCTGTCACTACTGGGAACAATGCCCGCAGAACCAGAGAGCCAGACCGTCTAAAGGTCCGGGTTACTCCAGCCGGTGAAGTCAGAGCCCACTCGAGCTGCCAGCCCTCGCCAACTGGTGTAGTGCTTGGAATGACAGAAGCTGGGATCGTATAGTGCGCTACATCGCCCGTGATTGTGATCGCTTGCGCGTCTACAACTGCCAGCCCTGACGCATCGTAAAGCGTAAAGGTGCCAGAGGCGGGAGCTTGCAAGACTCCTTCTCTGTACACCTCAAGCTTGACGGCCTGAGCTTTGCCCCTCTCCATATATTCTGGAAAGGGGATCCGAGCCGTGAACGGTTGTTCATAATCTGAGGCTGGCATCTGCCTACCCTTTGCTCAAAGGTTTAGGCAGTTTGACCCTTGATTGCTACCCAGGCGCCACCGATGCGAGCATAGACAGCGTCGTCACCGTTAGTGGCGTTAGTACGCAAGTAGATTGAGCCGTTAGCCTCAGTGGCTGATGGCGCGCCAGCTCCTGCAGTAATTGTAGGAGTAGAGCTGTCGGCCTCAGTGGCTGAGGTGCGGACACCCACTCCAACTGATGCAACGGGCTTGCGATAACGGTATGCAAATTTAGAAGCCATTGAGATCCCCAATGCAGCAGAGCTGCGGCTTATCTGTTGTTGTTTTCCCGCTCATTGCGGATGAATGATTTTCTGACCCGTTCTCTAACAGCGGCCCTGTCTACAGTCTGACCGTTATTACGCTGGGAGTCAATGATCCTGGCGGTCATTTGGTCAATGTTCTCGCGCGTCTTTTGTTCTTTGCTCATTGTGCGGCCTTCTTGGCACGGGTGCGCTTTGGATTAGTCTTTCCAGTGAGCTCAGCTGCAGCCTCTCTGGCTCCAGTGATCAGAGCTTGTGCCTCATCAATCTTAGCCTTGACTGTAGGTATGTGAATGTCTTTGGCGTTCCGATCTATCTGCTTTTGATAGCTATCCAAAACACCTACGAGCACCTCAGGAATTGGCGCAGAAATTAGCCCATCCTCTACAAGGCTGCGCCTAAAGTCGTTGTACCCTTCTGCGTCATGACGCACCACAAGCCGCCGACCTGCCTTTATAGGCTTATCCCAGGTCAGATAGTAGCTGTATCCGCGCTTGCATGGATACCGCATAATGTAGCCAAGCTCACGGCTCAGAATAGTCCAGCCTCGGTCTTGGTATCCCATCCGCGCCTGGCTATCATCAGCGCCGCCCTTGCCGCCTCTGACGCCATTGACGCCAGGTTTGATGAGTAGCCGCTTGAGCACTGGCAGCCACTCCCAGCCGCCGTCGTCCCGCTTTACGGGTTCCCAGCCTTCTGGGTTGTGCATCAGATAGAAATTAGCCCGGGGCATCTCGGGTAGAATGTTTGCCCCTGGTGTGGTGCTGGCTGCTGCGCCGCTTACCACTGTTCCCATAGATCCGAAATCATGCGCCATGTGTTTGTCCTTCCTTATATAAAACGGGAGCCCCAAGGGGGAGTGGCCCCGAGGAAGGACGGACGAAACCGCCACCCCTCGGGGCACCCTAAAGTGCTCATGTAGTGGAGAGCAGACCGACGCCCATACCATCCTGGATGATAGAGCAACCGACGTAATAGTGGCCTACAACCTCGGTTAATGCCTTACTGGCGTCTCGCTGAAACTCAACCACAACTGGTGAAGCTGCAGGCCGCATTGTAGCGCCCTGGCTGATCATTGGTGCTGCCTCTGCGTATCCAAGGCAACCCTCAGCCCACATGCCGCCATCGTAGCCGCCGCCTGTGTCATCAAGCTGGTTGCTAGTGAAGATGTCAACACCAGCAAACATGCCAGCGTATCCTGCACCCTTTACAGCCAGCATCTCTTGAGTAGCAGGCACGAATTGGATCGCTCCGGCCTCAGCTCTGATGCTGCTCTGAAGCTGGCCCAATTGGAATGGGTTGATCAAAGCGTAGGTCGAGCCAGTGTTACCAGCAGACTGCAGAGTAGAGATAGCATCAAACCAGTTATCGACAGACAGAGCTGCTGACTTGGATCCCTTATCGGTACCAAAGGCAAGGATTGCATCACCTACGAGAGCCATGAACAGCTGCTCAGCTTCGCCGACCATCGAGGAAGCCAGACGATCTACGGAGATGTCTGAACCTGGGAGGCCTGTGAGCTCGGCGAGATCCCCGAGATCCCGGCGGAGGCTGTAGCGTGCGACGGCTAGACTCACGCTGGCGTCGGTGAGCGTGGTCTCTGACACGTCAGTATCTTCATCAGCAGTGACAGCGAACTTGTCATAGCCGTCGAGGCCTGCGATTCGGATAGTGAGTGTGTCTGAGCCGCGGCCATTGATTAGGCCATAGCTGCGGACAGCTCCGCTGTTACGGATGGATGAGCGATCGGCAAGCTTGAGTGCGATCTCTTGGTCAAGGACTGCTGCGAGACGAAGATCGGTCTCAAGTCCGGAATGCTTAATTGTCATGATGTACCCCTAAAAAGGAACGGTTTATTGATTGTGGTTTTCTGCCGTTCCGCTTTTTACAGGTGCGACCTGCGGCCTCAGTGAAAGTCTATCTAACTCAACGCTGCTGCGTCAAGCCCGCAATGAGTGTGTCTCTATGCGCTTTGTATTCATCGATCGACATGTTCGATATGTCAGATGCAGACGGCAGAGCTCGAGCAGGAGGCGTTGCGACTGCGCCCACATTGGCAGAAGCCACGGGTGCAGGTGCTGCGCCGTTTAGGATTGGATTGGCCGGAACCACTTCAGCCGGTGTAGCTGCTGCTGCTGCTGGCGGTGCTGCTTGCGGTGTAGCCTCGAGCGGTGCGCCCGCTGGTGCGCTGCTGCCAAGCAGTGCAGATACAGCCTTAGGCAGTGCGTCTTTATTGCTGAGCCACTCAGCAAGCGCTGTGCCCTCAGGTGCTCTGCGCTCGTAGATAGCCAGGAGATCTGCCACGTCTTCGGCATCCGTGATCCCGTGTCTATAGACATCGAGCTGTCTGGTGTGATTGGTAGACAAGCTCTGCGCGTGGTTGCGTGCTTCTGTCAGCTCTGCTGTCAGCGCCTCAACTGTCTCAGCCTTGATGCGGAATACCTCTGTCTCCTTCTTAAAGGCCTCAAGCTGTGCGAGCGCTTCCCGCTTATCTGCTGCCATCTTGCTTAGTCTTTCTTCAGGCACGAAGCCTGCTACATCCTTGCTACAGTGTGGACATGAAACGCCCATAGTTAGTCCTTCCTATTGTTGTATTGATGGCTTGAAACCTAGACCGACCTTGCCCATAATGCGGACTGCAGCGGCTGGCGGAATACCAAAGAATTCGATCAGCATGTTTAGGCCCGTGTCCCGTGGCAGCCTTGATGAGGCTACAGCCTCCACGATGCCTTGAGCTGCTGTGACTTGCGCGCCATTGAGAACCACACGATCGCCAATGTCTGTGATGTTCCCCTCTGCGTCTACCTCTGGAGCCTCGCCCATTGGTAGCGCAGCAGCGCCGCCCATGCCTGCCATGCCCGGGAGCTGTGGCGTAGGCGCGATCAGCTCTTCTGTCTGGATACGCTGCAGCGCTTCTATAGACCTTGCACGGCTCAGACCTGGGTGCAGCTCCATATACGCGTCGACCTTGGACATGATACCGGCCTGGACCTTCTCAATCAGATCCTTGCGTAGACCGTCTCGCTCCTGCTCGCTAAGTGGGATCGACTGATATCGGATCGTGTAGCCCTTTTCAGGTACGCTGAGGCCTGCCATCCTGTTGAGCATCTTAGCGCTGATACTCAAGAGCTCTAAATCTCCAGACCTAAACATCGGCTCAAATTTGCGCTGAGCTTGCCGCTTGCCGCTGTTCGTTATGCTAATGGCGTAGCCGCTTCGTGCTGTGCCTCCTAAGCGCTGCAGATCTGCAGGTGAGACACCAGCGAACTCCGCTACTCGCTGCTCATAGCTACTGATAGCCTCAAGCATCTTAGACACGTCAGACCCAGGCGCAAACTGTCCCAGCTGCGGCTGGAGATCACCGTCTGCACTGAACATCAAGATAGAAGCTGGATCGGTGCTGATCGCTCTGCGGTTGCTGTTGTTGTTTCCATCCTCAAGGCCCATGCCCATAGGCATTGCCCCGATGCAATACCGCTGAGGCCAAGAAGCATCACGCAATGTATGACCGAACATCGAATAGAACACAGCACAGTTGAGGCTGCCGTAGACACACTCTGAGCCCTCATAGGCATCGAATAGCGCCCCTGTCTTCTCTGCGTGGTAGAGCACCCATGGCAAGATGGGAGCTCCGCCCGAAGTGCGGTAAGGATATGCTTCGCCGCTGGTGGAGGCTTGTCCGGTGAAGAGCTGGGTGACATCGGCGCCCATCTTCCCGGACTTGTCCGCCAGATAGAAAGCCCAGACCGGTCCCGATAGTGGTCCTCCATCCTCCGGCCGGCGTATGTCGCAGACTTCCCAGACCCAGGTGGGCGCCTGGGTCTCTGGGTGCCGCCGGAGCTGCAGCTCTTGAATGTAGGTTGGCACATCAGGCCGATCTGGGCTGGCCTCAGCTATAACCATGTCCGGTGCTACCGGGCGATAGGTGAGCCCTTCCGGTGAGACATCGACACGGACGAAGTACTCGCGGCAGCCGA